TTTTTATACATAGGATGTTTATATTAAACATGGATAAAACAAAATTAACCGGTGGAGCAATAGGAATTTTAACAATCTTATCTTTAGTGTTGGCTTCCAATTTGATTGCCCAGGAGAATGTTTATACTTGCTTAGAGAGAGAAATCGCCATGGTTTGCGATAAGTTGTCTGCTGTGAATGTTGAAGGAGTTCAAACAAGGTGTTATTTCAATGACGGAGTCAAAGATACTTATAAAATTTGTAAGGGTGGATGGGTTAAATTCGAAAGGCAAGAACCAATAAAATTAAATGTGAGTTATGATGTTAAGGATTATGTTTGCAACAATGAAACAATTATCCAAGAGTGTATTGCAAATGATGGAAGCATGATATTGAGGGTTGGAATATGATATTAATTAAATTTATAAATTATAAGTTATTGGTGTAATTATGGTATTTACAAAAGGACATAAATCTGGAATGACTGGAAGAAAGCATAGTAAAGAAACTATTGAGAAAATGAGAAATAACAATGTTGGTTTTTTTGAAAAAGGAACTATACCTTGGAATAAAGGAAAGAAGAATGTTATGCCAACCCCATGGAATAAAGGTAAAAAGGGACTTAAAACGAGTGATGAAACAAAGGAAAAAATTAGTCAAGCAATTATTAAGTTCTATGATAATAAAGGAAGAATGGCAGGGCGTATAAATAAAAGATTAAGAACAATTGTATCATACCAAATTTGGAGAAATGCAGTTTTTTTAAGAGATAATTTTATTTGTCAAGAATGTGGAAAAAATAATTGTTATGTAGAGGCACATCACTTGGTTCCATTTTCCATTTGTGATAGGGAATTAAAATTTAATATAAAAAATGGATTGACTCTTTGTAAAGACTGTCATAAGAGATATCATAAAAATAAACATAAAAATATTATTATTCTTGGATTAGAAAAATATCAGGAGGTTAAAAATGTTGATTGCAGCCTTTTTCTCAAATAAGGGTATCCCCGCGGCAGGATTAACACCTACAATACGTATAAGAGAGATGATTAGTGGGAATCTTGTGGTAACTGATGAAGAAATGATTGAGAGCGGAGATGGATTTTATGTTTATGATTTTACAACTTATGATGAGGATGAAGATTATGTGATCAGAGCAGATGGCGTGACTCTTACTGGATATGATAGATATGTTTATTCAACAAATCAAACTGCAGGAGTGGGAAAGATCCTTCAAATAGAAAAAGGCAAATGGGCCATAAAAGGAAATCAGATGATATTTTATGAAAGTGATGGAACAACCCCAATGTACACATTCAACTTAACAACTAAGAACGGAAGCCCAACAGAAAAAGACGTATTTACTAGGGCGGAGGTATAATGGGATTTATTGATTCTGGAGGATTAATCACGCGAGGCTTTGGAGATGATCATAGAATTGTTACCCGGGGGATGTCTGTTAGATTTGATTCCGGGGGAATAAGGTTTCTAATAAAGAAAGAGAACGAATATCTCATTAGATTATTGTCGCCGGTTCTAAAAGAAAGTTCTGAAAAGGTGGGACTTTATAGTTCTGTGAAAAAGGTAAGGGCAGAAGAAGTAGTAATTGAATCTAATATTTTTAAGGAAATTGATAAGAATTTTTATGTTGGTGCAAGGATAGATCACAGACACTTAATTGACACCCTGGATGCTATTTAGAGGGACAATTGTTTTGATGAACATCAATCTTTAAATATAAATGTGGATTTTGTAGTTTATGAATAATCCGAATTTTATATTCAGCTCAGGACCAATTGAATTAAAACAGGAAGGTGAAGACTTCTATGTTGAGGGATATATTTCTACTTCTGATTTGGATTTGGTGAATGACATAGTTACTAAGGCCTGCATTTTGGATATGGCAGATCAAATGAGACATAGAACAATCAAGTTGGATATTGAGCATGAGAGTTTTAAGGGCAGAGATGAAACAGAGATGCAGATAAATAAAACAATTATCCCGGCAGCAAAAATAGAGGATTTTCTTGTTGATAAAAAAGGATTGAAGGTTCGAGCAATGTTGAATAGACATATTGGAAGATTCAATGAGGTTAAGAATAGTATAAAAGATGGATTCTTAGACGCTTTTTCAATTGCATTTATTCCTACAAAGGTAAGCAGAGAAATAAAGGCTGGCCAGGAAGTAAGAAAACTCGATAAGATAAATTTGCTTAATGTGGCATTTACTGGAAACCCAGTTAATACTCACGCGAGTATCGAAAATGTTTTTATGAAAAGTCTAGACTTTATGGATGAAAAAGCAAAGAAACCCAAAAAACCAAAGCCACAACCAGATCCACATAAAGAAGATGAAGATGAAGACGAAGAAAAAGGCAAAAAGCCAAAGAAGAAAGAAGCCAAACATAATCATGAAAGTGATATAATTAAATTACAGGAGGTTAAAGATATGACAGAGGAAAAGGAAGAAGAAAAGGAAGAAGCAAAACCTGAGGAAGAAGAGGTAGAGAAAAAAGACGAAGAAGCTGAACCAGAAAAAGAAGAAGAGGCAGAAGCACCAAAAGAATCTGAGGAAGTAAAAGCCCTTAGAGAAGAAGTTGCTTCACAGGCAAAAGAAATCGCAGAGATTAAATCTACTATCAAAAGGCCAGTGAAAAAGAGCATGCCAACAGCGGAAAACAAATCAGGAAATTTTGAAGAGAAATCCATAAATCCTTTGGACCTTATAGCGTAAAATGGAAAATAATATGAGCGTAGGATTTACGGGAACAGGTAGCATAGGAAATGTTGATTGCAAAGGCGCGTACGCACATTCTTTCGGAGCATTAAGAGACCACACAAGATATGCAGACGCATGGAATGATGTTGATTACAGGGGAGAATTGAAAGAGAGAATGTCAATCGGAATGAAGGCACTTGAATCTACAACAGCAGGAGCAGTAGGAACTGCAGGATACGCATTAGTACCAGTTTATGTTGATCCAAGAATTGTAGACGTTACAAGGAAATTCACACCATTAGTGGAATTGATTCCAAGAGTTACAAACCAAGGTATGACAGCTGACTATAATAAGATCACTGCAAAAGGTGGAGCTTATACAGCAGCAGAAGATGCAGCTTTGCCAGAAACAACTGATACTTACGAAAGAGCAAGTACAAGCATCAAGTTTGTTTATTCAGTGGGTAGAGTTACAGGACAAATGCAAGCAGCAATGCCAAGCTACATTCTTGAAGGATTTCAACCAACAGGCGCAGGTTTAGGTGGAGGAAGTCCATTTAGTCCAAGCGGAGTTCCAAATGCAAAGCAACTTGAAGTTATCATGAAAGCAAGATCATTAAGAGAAAAGGAAGAGAGCTTGATTGTTAATGGAGACGCTTCTACAACTTCAACAGAATTTAGTGGAATTGTAAAATTACAATCTGCAACAAATGTTGTTGATTTAGATGGCGCAGCATTGACTTGGGATGATTTGGAAACAGCAGTTAGATATGCTTTCGATGATGGTGGAAGACCAAAATTGGCAGTAGCATCAAGCGCAGTACTTCAAGATATCCGAAAGATTATAGTTGATACATTCAGATATAATCCAAGTGATTTAGCTGGAAGTTTGCCGTTCGGAGTTAGTGCAGCAATAGTGCTTCAAACAATGGTTGGCCCAGTCCCAGTGATTCCAAGTATGTATTTATCAAACACACATGGCGCAAAGCAGATTTACTTTTTGGATACAGACTTCATTGAGATGAGAGTTCTCCAAGACATGACTTATGAAGATTTAGCAAAAACTAACGATTCACAGAAATTCATGTTGAAGGTTTACGAGGCACTTATAATGCGAAACACAGCTTTTAACAGCTTCGTTGACGACATTTTGTAAAAATCCTTTTTGTTATTTTTTAGATTTAATTTTTATTTTTTGTTTTATAGAAAAAATAACACCAGGCCACGACGGTTAGATTGTGGCAAAAACGGAGGAAAAAAATATGACAGCATTAGGAGACGTAGGGACGAACACAGAGATTTTGCCAAACGCAGGTGTGAAAATGATTCAATCAGTTGTAGCATCAACAGTTATCGGAGGAATTGACACATGGTCAGTAGACTTAGGAGACTTTGGATGTACAAAACTTCATGGGATTTTACTATTCGATGAAACAACAACTGGAAGTATAGTTGTAACACAAGCACCAACAACAGTTGTGACAGCAGGAGTGGTAGTAATTACAACAACTGGCGGAGATACAGGAGTGAAAACTGCCATACTTTGGGCTTATTAAGATGGGAAGACAAGGAATAATAAGTAATACATATACTGGAGAAAGAAAGTTTACTGGAAATGTAAGTTTTGCACAAGGAGCATCAGGTTCTAATATGAATTTCATAAAGAAAGATACTCAGATTTGGTATGTTGATTCCGGAAAGACAAGTCCAGATATATCTGGAGATGGATTGACTTGGGAGCATGCTTTTGTTACATTAGCAGAAGCAGTTGATGCTGCAGGAGATCATGATACAATTTTAGTCG